CTCAGCGTCAACTGCACTGGAATTTGCTGTTTCTAATGTGGTGAGTGCTTCGAGAATCAAATCACCAATTGTATCTTGGTCATCAAGATTGGTGATTTTGAAATAATCATTTGCACATAAAAATGGAATGGCAAACTCAAAAGTATCATTAGTTGTAGGTGGTAAAGGCTCAACTGTTCCTGGTTTCTGGGATAAAAACATGCGTTGCATATCTGTAGTAGTTGCAGAAACATTAGTGCCAGTATATGGCGGTAACCATTTAACTTGAAACGCACCCATGTGAAAGGGCATCCCATTGGTTACAACACGAAAATGAAAATTACCTCTAAACAACTGGTAATTTGCCAACTTTGGTGCTACAACTGAATTTGTTTTCCATGTATTGTAAATGTCGATAGTTTTAGTAAAAGTAGAACCTTTACCCCAAATAATCTTATCAACTATTACAGGTCTTGCTAGAAATTCAGCAATTTCAGATCTGGTTTGTCCAGGAAAAACACTTTCTGGGTTAATTCCTTTCTTTCCCATATCTGTGGATACTACAGGTGCATTATCAGCAAACTCAGTAATACCCTCGATTGTGCTTTGATCAGTTGGATCAAAGGCTTGTGTTTGTTTATTATTATTTTCTGTAATCCATTTATTTATTCTGATAGATCGGACTGGATTATGTCGACCTTCATATTATGTTACATTGTAGAATAGTTGACTGCGGCTAGCTGTCTAACAGGTCATTCTACATTTATAAAAACCTGTATCCAATATCAACTGGTAGCATTAGCTTTATAGAACATACACCTGCTAATTTATAACTCCAATTGGTTGATACTGTGCTCGATGGCTGACGTGGTGTGGCATACCTCGGTTTTAAAGCCTAACAGGCTAATCAATTATTTTTGAATTGTCCTGATCAGTCCAATTCAAAATATAGATGATATTCCCAAGATCATGATCATATTTATTGGGAATATTTCTGAAAAACCTATAGAATCGCAATTCTTTTGGAATTTTTTTAGTTTCGTAAATTTCATCGAGAACTTTGTAAGCTTTTCTACAATAAAATATATCTTGACGCAACAACTCCCGCTCAACATCTTGCAAACTATCAAGAAAAATATTGTCAGCATCTTGATGTGCACTGTCTTTGAAGAAGTATATTCTTTTCCAGATACTAGTGCGCTTTAGTGGGTCACCCACTAAGTGGTCAGTTAACTTAGTAAACTTTCTTGATAAGAAATCAGTTTGATAAATATCCAAGAATGCTATAGACTCTGCATCTTTGTCTGCCATAGTAAATTTAATGTTATACTGACCAAGAATTTGCTGAATATTTGTGTGATTAAATAATTCGACTCTACTTGACATAATACTATCATCTCCAAAAAGGTATAGCTTAACCTGTTCAAAGAAATCGTTGCGTTTCGTCAAAATTTGATACACAATAATAAACCAAAGTAATTGGACAATACCATTAAACTCAGTAGTTAAATATTGAC